ACTGTATCACCCGTAGAAAACTGTGGCAGTCACGTTAGCACCGAGGCCAACAAACATGCCGTTCTCGCAGAGGATACCCTCTCCGGGGATCTTGACCGGAAGGCCAATCGTGTTGAATGTATCAATCTCAAGATAGATGTTGGTGTACATATCAACCGTGCCATTGGCGGTTCCGGATGTAACAGATGTTACCGTGAAGGTGTTCGCGGTTACGTTGGAAACCGGGTAAACACCATCACGCATCGTCGTGCCCGTGGCGACATCGAGTAAAACCCGATCCCCATTGGTCAGGCCATTACCCGTGATCGTAACGGTCACGAGGGTGCCAGACCGGCTCCACGTCCCCGACTTCACAACAGTTGGGTCCGCAACCGCAATATTGCGGGCCGAAACCGTTGCGCTTGTTACTGTGATACCCTTGAGGCGGGTCCGGTAATCCACCGCCGTCGATGACTGCTGGACGACCTTTGATTTTACATCATATTGCTGCATGATGCGTTATCCGTAAAAGATCGTGGTTGTGACCGTGTTGCTTGGAATCCCGACATAGATGCCGTTGTCGGCAAGGATTCCTTCACCCGGGATCAGGGTATAGAACGATGTGCCGCTCGATGTGTCGATTTCCGTCAAAACGCCCGGGTAAATATCAACATCACCACTTGTGGTTGCGGAGGCAACCGTCACGGTGAACGTGTTTGCGGTGGCGTTAGAGACCGAATAGGACTCATCAAGAGCCGTGCCGGACGTGAAGTCTAGGTAAACCCGGTCGCCATCCGAAAGCCCGTGACCGGCCATCGTGACGGTGCAAACGGTCGAGCCCGGCACATCGTATGTACCGGACATATACACGTTGTTGCAGAATGAGATGTTGTAGGTGTTCGACGTGGAAGGGGAAATGATGATCCCCTTGAGACGTGTCTTGTAGTTAACCGCAACGCCGGATGCGGTGTTGTGGTACGAATGAACGTCGTATTGCTGAGCCATGAGCGCCTCCCGTAGCAATGATGACGGGGCCGAAGCCCCGCCTGTTACGAGGACGAGATCGCGCCCGCTGTGTCAACGCGGAGCCAAGCCGTGCCGTTGGAGAAAGCGATGATCGGAGCGCCGTTACGGCCATTGCTGACATAGATCATGCCGCCCGTGCTGAGTGTAGCATCAGGAACTGTGGCAACTGTGAATGTGTCGGAGACCTTTACTGGGCCCGAAAAGCTGGTGTTCGCCATTGAATTTATCCTTGCAGGATGTGGCTCCGTAGTCTCTGCAAGCGTCTGCCGGGACAGTCTATCGGAGCCGGGTTTGCCCGGTCGCCCAAATTGCTGGGGGATACCATGATTTTAGCATAAATAAAAAGGCCCCCGAAGGGGCCTTTCCATTTCGTAGGGAGCCTATTAAGCGCCCGGCGAACCCCAGATCCCGAGGGGATCCGAAACGCCGTAAGAATAACGCTCGCGAGCCTTGTAGCGCACGTTGCCCGTGTCGAAGTCGCCATCCATAGATGTAGACATCGGGGTACGAACGAAGTGCTTCATGCCGTTCGGAACGTCCGTGATCAGGTAGTACGAGTCGGTGTCGGTCAGGTAGTGGTTGACCGAGTAACCCTCCGGAATCGTACCATTGGTCTTGATCGCGTTGATGTCGTTGTCGGCAGTCGCTGTGCGGAGTTCTGTCTCCAGCAGGCGGGTAGCCACGAACATCAGGTTCGGCGGAACAATCAGCTTACGCGGACGGGCCGCGATGAGCAGACCACGCTCGTCCTTCCAACCGGCAATCTGAATAACAGCGGCCTCAAGCGAGGTCTCGTTCAGATCGGCAGGTGTCGACTGCGTGTTGCTGTTTGTGCCACCGGACACCAGCGGGTGCGATGTGTTGAACAGCGTAACGCCGTCGCCGGAAGTGAACGCGCCACCAGAGAAGCCGTTGTTCAGCGGGTAAGCCGCCTTAACCTGCTTCGTGTAGGCCATCGAGCGAGCGAGGGCCTTGGTGTAACGCGAGGACAGCGAATCGTACAGGTTGTCTTCCATCGCCTCTTCGGTGAGGGCGAAACCCATAGCGATTGTCTCGTGGTTGTAACGAGCCGTCCAGACTTCCTGAGCGTTGTCGTAGCTGATGGCAGAACCTTCGGCCTTGACCGGGGCTGTGCCGAAGCCAGACAGCTTCAGTTCTTCTTCGAACGAACGCTCCGAGGTCTCGGTCTCGTAGATCGCCTGATCTTCGTTCTCGTACTTCTTGTATTCGAGACCGAACAGGGCGTTAAGACCCGGGAGCAGTTCCTTTAAGAGTTGTGCGCGTGAAATAGCCATTGTCTAATTCTCCTATTACACGCCAGTCGGGTTCATGTACGCATGACCATAGGTCATTGTCACCGAGGCATTCGAGGCGTTGCTCGAAACGGCGGCGGGCATGTTCCACTTCACGAGGATGTCGGTGAAAGCATCGCCAACAGCCGACTCGGGGCCGTCAACGAAACCGACGATACGCAGCGGCAGAGTCGCGGTCGTGTTGATCGACGCAACGTCGGCAGATGTCTCGGAGTTGCCAGTGGCCGTGTCACCAGAGAAGGTGCTGAAGCCAATGTTGGCACCAAGATCAGCCTGAGTCACGGCGTCATCCGCCTGAACCTGCATGACCACATCGGGGTCGTCAACAACGTAGGCGTATGCGTCGGTGGCGACTGTTCCTGTGGGCCAGTACTGCTTGAAGATCTTGTACTTCAAATTCGGGTCTGTGTACGTGCAACCCACGAAAACGCCGACAACGCCGGTAGCCGCCACATTCGATGTGCCGGTATCAGCGATGACAACGCCCGAGGAGTTGATGGACACAGGCTGACCGTAGAAGATGTTGGCCGCATACGCATTGTTGATCTTGATCAGACGGGTCGAACCAGCATAGGGCTGACCGCCGATAAGATTAACAGGGCGCAGGCCATACGGGGCTGCTGTAGAAGCCATGTTATTTTACCTCATTTGAGGCGGAGGTTATCCCCGCCCCTTGCCAAAAGTTACCCGCGTAGTGATCTCCGGTTTCATCAGAGGCATACGCGGATCGTTTTCACGCATGAAGTTGTTTTCGACGGAACGCATCTGGTTCTGAGCAGATTCGCGGTAGTATGCGTCTCGCTCGGACATTGCCTCCTCCGGGGCCTTGCAAAGCAAAAGCCCGCCAACTTCAATGTTGTCCTTAAAGTCCGACTTGCGATCTCTAAGAACAGTAATCTCGGGATGATCCTCTGCCTTGACAGGCTCCCAACCCTGACGGAACTTCGACGACACATTCGTGTTGTCTTGGTTGTTCAGTGTGGACGTGCGGATCCAGCGGTAACGCCAGCCATCACGCTTCTCTGGTTCGGGTAGCACTGTGGGCGGGGCCCAAGACTTCTTGCGCGAAGTAGCTTCGCGGGTTTCGCTTTCGCGAGGGGTGCGCTTATCCATTCATGGACCTCATCTTCTCGGCAGCGTACTGCTCGATAGTAAGCCCGAGGCGCTTAGCGATTGCGACCTCGGACGCTGATAGCTGGACTTTGCGTGGTGGTGTTACGTTTCTTTTTACTGGAGCGACCACGACGCTCTGCTTCTGTTGAGGTGCCCTGCTATCGACTTCGTCCTCATCAGCAGCCATATGCGGATACCGTTTCCGGATCTCCTTATCGAGCTTATCCCAATACTCATCGGTCTTGGGATCAACGCGATCAAAAACAACTAGGCGGTCGTGAATGTGCCGGGCATAATCAGTCATCTCCCGGTCACGTCCAAACCACGTATTCTTTCGCGCCCAAGAGATCGTCTTCTGGTCGGGCTGCGGAGCGGGGGTCTGAGGCTCATAACGCGGCTGCTCATACTCTGGCTCTTCGATCTGCACGGGGCGGAAGCTTTTAACCTTGTCCGCCTCGACAGTCAGTCGGGCAATTCTCTTGTGTGCCTCGACCTGCTTGTCAACGTCTCCAAGCTCAACACCTTCCTTGAGCATTCGCTGTGCGACCTCAAGCTCGGACTGAACCCGGGTCTCCATCTGGTCGGCAATCAATGACTGACCGGACTGGAGAGCCTTCTTTAACTGAGCATTCTCTACGTCCCTACGCTTTACGTAGTCGATCAGAGCCTGCTGCTGGCGCTCTAGCTCTTCCTTCGCACGGCGTTCCTCGTGAAACTCGTACTTGATCTTGCTAATGCGCTTCTTGACCTTGTCGCTGTACTGGGCAACCTCGTCATCATCGGGGATGTCGGGTTCGCCAGAACGGCGGGGCCTGTTCTTATCTTCAGGCGGGGTGTCGTCGACCACCTCCACCTGAA